TCACCTGTGGATATCATCGCCCCTAACATCTTAACAGGTTCTAGGGTTCAATTATATAACGTCACTAAAGACGCAGAGCTAGATAATAGCGTGGCGAGTGGGTCGTATTCTTTGACGGTTAATCTTGCTGACGCTTCTATTGATGATGGGGACACTGTTAGGTTAAGAGCAACTTATCAAAGTGGCGTTACAGCTAAGGCAGAGCTTGAAACTTCTGGGGTTATTAGTGCTAGCGGTTTGTCATTCGTTAATACTCAGGTTGATAATGATGTTTATAATGCCTATGGCGTTGATGGTTCGACGATTACAGAGTTTAGTTTTGACTCTGGTAATATCGAGGTTGATATTAATGACGCAGATAACACAACGGAAATTCAAAGGCTTGCATGTTGGGAGGCTTATTTTGAAACTACAGAGCAAGGAATTAGAGACTTCTTTGGGTGTATTGATTGGGAAAGTTTGAACTCAGTTCAAATCGTTACTTCTATGTGCGACTTGACTCTTGATAATACAAAGGCCAGCCCTTTATTGATGACAGGCGGAAGACTTTACAGGTCAGATGGGGCGACTGTTATCTCTAGCACTTCTAACTCAATACAGATTGATTATGAGCCTGTTTATATTGGTAACGCTGACGATATAACCGATATTAAAGCAACAATCGACACTAATTTAGATGTGGTACTGAGCACTAGAGCAAGCCAGACAAGCGTGGATAATTTACCATCTAGCGTTCCAAGCGTGACAGATATTGTTGACGGTGTTTTTGATGAGATAGTTTAGTGGCTACTTTTAGAGAACGAATAACAGAACTAAGCGGGCTCCCTTCGGCCTCTGCTGACTTTAGGACTAACCTAGCGGCGATAACTGGGAACGGTGACATCGTTTATATAGATATCTATGACGAGGATGCTTCTGTATCAATTGCAGACGATGAGGCTAGTATCTCCATCTCGTCAGATGATGGCTTACTTTCCCTAAGCTCAGATGATGCTACAATTACCCTAGGCTCGGATGATGCTACTTTAACCATTAATGATAACGATGTAACTTCATGTCTATAAGTTTAATTTACGGACGAACTAAAAAGGATATATCCATAAACGTCTCCAATTACGAGACGGTTAATAGTGTTGATATAGCAGACCGAACAGACCTTATTTTCATGTTGAAAAGTGACGCTACTTTAGTTGATGGTTCTGCTGAGTACAGTATTACTGAAGGCGCTGATTTAGTTGTTGCTGGCTCGGTTATTACTGCACGAATAAATGACTTCTCGCTTCTATCGATTGGGCCTAGTTATAATATAGGTCTTGGTATTAAGTTTGCAGGTGATACTATCTACAGAGAAATACCACTTGGAACGAGTAAGATAATATTTACTCAGGATGTGATTAGGCTCTAATGGCTGACCGTAAATATTACGAGCCAGACGGAGGAATGGAGCTTGATTCTCTAAATCAAGTGTTTGACGTCGTGGCATGGCGTGAGGCTATGCAGACGGCCATTGAGGGGACTCTCAAAATAAGGACTGCGATTCATGAAAATATACATGATGGCAAGACGTTTACCGCTTATCATAATGTAACGGGTCTAGGTAATGGCAGTTCAATTAATATATACTTTGAAACAAGTGCAACAGGTGGCGAGTGTCCACATATAATATTTGATGTTCATGGTAGTGACGCGTTCGACTTTTCTTTACTTGAAGGGCCTACAGTTACATCCAATACAGGCTCACAGCTTAACCTATATAATAAGAACCGCCAATCAATAGAGACTTCTAGTGTAAGCGATAACTCTACCTCACCTGTAGTAAATAAGGCATCTTCTGACGTAACTATCACCGATGATGGAACTGTGATACTTGAGGATTTTGTATCTACTGGTCATAAAATAGGCGGCACAGTTGGATTTGATAGAGAATTTATTTTAGCACCGTCAACTAAATACGTTTTCAGGGTAACAGCGAGATCCGCAGGGATTAGAGCTCACATAAATCTAGACTGGTATGAACTAATTTGACGGATGACTGCAAGAAAGGAAAATATCAAAATGGAAATTAAAAGAGCCGTTATACCCTTTGAAGTAAAGGGCGAAGATGTGAACAATGACCTTGGATTGTTTGAAGGTTATGGTTCCATGTTCGGAAATATTGACTTTGGCGGTGATATCGTTGAAGGCGGTGCTTTTACTAAGTCATTAGGCGAGTGGTCATCTAAAGGACAATTACCTCAGTTATTAGGCTTTCATCAAAACAGTAATGTGATTGGTGACTGGCTTGAAATGCGTGAAGATGAAAAAGGCCTTTACGTTAAAGGTCAGCTATGGGTGAAGGGCGACAAGAGAATAGAGCAAGCTGTAGTGGCTCACAATATTATGCGCGGTACAGGTCCAAAAGGTTTATCTATTGGCTACAGCGTTAAAGATTCGGAACTAGAAGAATTTAATGGCGGAATTGTTAGAAGATTGAAAGAGGTACAACTCTTTGAAGTCTCGGTAGTCGGGTACGCTATGAACCCTAAAGCGGATGTCACCGCTGTTAAATCAATGACAGATGCCGAGGGTCATTTACTCTCGAAACGTGAAGTTGAGAAAATCTTGAGGGAGTCAGGGCTTTCCAAACGACAATCACAGGCTTTTATAGCCAAGGGCTGGGACGGAATTGAGCGTGATGCCAAGACCAACGCAGACCTTAATGAGAGCGATTCTCATAGTGAACTGTCAGGCTTGGCACAATCCCTTAAAAATCTTTCTACAACTTTAAAAGGTTAAACATGAGCGAAGAGCTTAAACAAATTAACGACTCGATCAAGGAGATCGGATCAGCTTGGGAGGCAAGTAAAAAAACTCAAGATGAGCTAGATGCAAAGATAGCTAAAAATGAAGGTGGTCAGGCTGAGTTAAAAGCTAAGCTTGAAAAGATTGACTCTAGTCTTGACTCTGCTCTTGAGATGAAAAAGAGCTTAGAAGAGACTGCGGCTGCTGTTAAGCGCATGAGTGCAACTGTTGAAAACCATGCAGACGAGCATGGTGTGGAGCTTAAAGCTTTCAACTCTGGTATTCAAAAGTGGTTAGCTAAAGGCATGCCTCAAAGCGTTGAAGGCTTAGGTCTTAACGAAAAAGAAGCTAAGGCTTTACAATCTAACATCGACCCACAAGGCGGATATACTATCCAACCTTACATTGGTTTGATTGAAAAGATCATCTTTGACACTTCTCCAGTACGTTCTTTAGCGTCTTCTATCACTATCGGCTCTAACGAGTATGTAGGATATTATGACGACAACGAATTTGACGCTGGATGGATCGGTGAGATTTCTTCTAGAACAGACACAAACACTGCTGATATCGGTGAGTTCAGAATCCCTGTTCGTGAAATGTATTCTAGATTCAAAATCTCTGAGAGATTACTAGAAGATAGTTCTTGGAACATGGAAAGCTGGGCATCTTCTGATGTTGCTGACAAGTTCGCACGTTTAGAAGCTACTGCTTTTGTTTCTGGTTCTGGCCCTGTTCAGCCTGTTGGCTTAACTACAGCTACAGCTAAGACTTCAAACGCTGATGTTTACACTAGAGGTCAAATCGGTACTAAAGTTGCGGCTGGTGCTACTGCTATCACTACTGACGAATTAGTAGACGTTAGAACTTTACTAAAGTCTGGATACAGAGGTAACGCTTATTATTTCTATAATAGAGCGACTGAAGGTTATATTCGTAAGCTTAAAGACGGTCAAGGTAACTACATTTGGCAACCTGTTTATACTGCCGGTGAGCCTGATATGCTACTTGGTCAAAAGACTGCTGTATTTGAAGACATGCCAGACATCGCTACAGGTGCAATTTCTGTAGGTTTAGGCGATCTTCGTTCTACTTATCAAATCGTTGATAGAACTGGCATGAGTATCCTTAGAGATCCTTACACTTCAGCATCTACAGGTCAGGTTGTGTTCCACATGCGTAAGCGTGTTGGTGGCGGAATCAAGAACTGGGACGCTATGAAATACTTAAAACAAGCATAATCTGAGGGTATAAGAAAATGTTAAAAGACTTAAAAAATAACTTAAAGGTTGTACCTTCAATCCTTCCTGTTGCGGCTACTGGTGATCAAACTGGTTCTGTCGTTGCTTTGGCTGGATATGAAAGCTGTGTTGTTACTTTGACGGCAACTACTGCTTCAGTAGATGGCACGTTCAAATTGACTGAATGTGCTACTTCTGGTGGCGCTTACACTGACGTTGCGGCGGCTGATATTATCGGGACTCAAGACGTTTCTGTAGTTGAAGACGGGACTGTTTCACTTGGATACATCGGAAACTTAGGTTTCATCAAAGCTGTGTTTACACACGTTGCTGATGGTGTTGTATCTGCTGACGCTGTTCTAGGTTGTCCACATGTTTCTCCTACTGGAGCTAACTAGTAAATGAGTTTAGTTGAAGTCATCATCACGAAGCCTCTGGTCGCGTACCATGATGGCTTCACTAAATCAGTTTATCAAGTGGGTGAAAAGCAGAGTTTTGAAAAAGACTTTGCTGATAAACAAATAGAAGCGGGTTACTGTGAAGCGTTCAAAGAGCGTGAAACTAAGCCCGCTGTTATTAAGAAAGAAGTTAAAGCCAAAACAAGAAAACCTAGGAAGCCTAAAGATGTCTGATAAAGATTATAGTCACCTTGCTTGTCGATTAATACAAGACGAGAAGGGTCGAGTAGCTACTGAATTATATTGTGTAGAGACAGGCAAGCCTATTTCTGGTGTAATATCTACATCATTAAAAGAGTCATTTGATAACGCTACTAAGTTAGATATTTCTATTTACTTGTCAGATAATGAAGGTAAAAAGTTTGTTTGTACTAGTGTCGGTGACAAGTGAAAAGCAAAGTAAGCGTCCAGCCAGCGATTGAACCCGTTAGCTTAACCGAGCTAAAGGATGCTTTACGCATAACGGCAACTAATGAAGACACATTATTAACTCAGCTTATAACAGATGCTAGAGTTTATTGTGAAGACTATACTGGTCGTAAATTTATAACGCAAACACTTGTAAGCTACGAGAATAACCTTCTAGGCACGAATGCCGAATGGTTTAGCGGTTATCGAGTTGGCTCTGAATTGAGTCTATATAGAGGTGAGAGAACCGTTCAATTTGATTGGACTCCTGCTCAGTCTATTTCTTCTGTGGTTACTATCGACATAGATAACTCAGAAACAGCTTACGATTCATCTAACTATTATCTAGATAACTACGATAATAATATGTTTCCTAGAATCAATGTAAATGACTCATCAACTATTATTAATGTTTCGTTACGTTCTAGAGACGCAATTAAAATAACTTGGATTGCAGGATATGGCGATAATGCCACAGACGTTCCCGCATCCATTAGAAGAGGAATCATTATGACTGCCTCTCACCTTTATACCAATCGCGGTGACTGTGACGGCTCATGTGTAACCAAGTCGGGCGCTAATACATTTATCGACAAGTACAAGCTACTTGAAACATGAAATTGTGTAGAAGTCATTTTGATGCTTACTGTGAGCTATTCTCACGCTCTGAAGCTGATGACGGTGGAGGCGGGCAAGTCGTTACTTGGGTTTCTAAGGGTAACCTTTACGCCTACATTGACGAACGAAATGCCAATGAGGTTTTAGACAGAGACGCACTTGAGACACAAAGGCGTATAACTATTTATACAAATTACAGAACAGACGTTTACGCAACCGATAGAATACAGCTAGACGGCAGAGCCTTAAACGTCACCTCAGTCACTAGAGTTGGTGGCGATGGCAAGAGCTCATATAGAGGCCAGTATTTAAGAATTGACACCGACACTAGCGGGTGGTTTAGTGTCTAGTATAAGTGTTCACGTTAGAGGGCATGAAAATCTTAAAAAGAAGTATTATGCTACAGCAATAAGACTGGGCCAAGTTAATAAGGCGGTTTTATCTGATGTTGCTAAACTTCTTAAAACAGATGTAATCAAGTCTATTAAAAAGAAAAGCTTTGGCGGTACTGATGTTCGGTACAACCCACAAAGAACGGTCGTTGTATCGGTTAGAGGTAAAGCTCCTAACCATGACCTAGGCGGTTTAGTTCGTGGTATTAGATCAAGAGTTGTTAAGGGTCGTAAAGGTGTTTACAATGTTGAGTTTAAATCAACGGCTCCTTATGCTTTGGACTTAGAGTTTGGAACAA